AAAGATGTTTTATTTAAATCAGAAGAAAATTTAATATTCTCAATATCAATTTTATTTTCTTTATATTTATTTATCCAATAAGCTGTATTCAAACATGTATAAAATCCGTGAATATTTTGTAAATACCAATTTTGATCAGTATAAATACTTGTTTCAATATTATCACCTCGTGATATTGAATCTGATATTTTAACTAAATTATAAATTGTATTAGACCAATCATTTTTACTTTTATATAAAATTTTTCGTAAATAATTTTCATGTATCATTAATGGTAATAATACTTTTTCAAACTCATATAGTTTAATAATTGTTTCATAATCTAAATAATTATTAAGAATTTTATTTGTAGCATCAAATAAACATGTATCAATATTTTTTTTTCTTGATTTTTCCATGAAAGTATATAAATTATTTTCATCAATAAAATTGTAATGAAATGATAATTCTTGTAAAAGATTTATCAACCTTCTTATATCATATTGAGAAAAACTAATTAATTCATTCATAACATTAATATTTTTAATTTTAATATTTTCATTATTACAAATCTTATTTATTAGTTCATGTAATTCGTCTAAGGTAGGGCATTCAAATTTTATCTCTTCGCAATTTTTTTTTAAATCATTTAATAATTTTGAATGTTGATTATTTGATATAAAAATTAAAGGAAAAGCTTTTAATTTATTATTTTCTTTAAAAATATCCATTATATATTTTTTTTCGCTAGTTAATGTAATATTTTCAGTTTCTTCAAAAATTAGCACTAAATTTTTATTTTTTTCATCTGAAAAAATTATTTTAGAATATATTGAATTTTTATGATTATAGTAATCATTAAAATCATCAAAAATTCTATGATCTTTTATTTCATTTGGAAATATCACACGTTGTAAATATTTTAATTCATTTAATAAAAGTTTAATAGTTAAGCTTTTACCAATTCCGTGTACGCCTGATATTATAATACCTCTTGATTTTAAATTATTGATATTTGACAGCCAATTTTTAATTTTTATTATTTGATTTTTATTACCTATAATATCAGCCAAAGTTTTTGATTTATATTTATTAACCCATAGATTTTCCATTATTTTCATATAACTATTAACTTTTAAATATTAATTTAGAAAAAAGTTTAAATTATCTAAAATATATATAGTTTATAATATTAAATATTATATACTAAATTAAATTTTAATTAATAATTTAAAAATTATTATAAAAAAATTTCTAGATTAGATATATACAAGTATGGATAATGACAATAGAAATACCCAAAGAAAAAATATTGGAAAAGCTTCAACAAATTCCGTTAATGATGAAGTAAGAATACTATTTAGCATTAGCAAAAATGGAAAAGTAAATCCACAAACTTTTAAAAATCTTAGAATGAAATATGGCGACGAGGAATTTGTTGAAAAAGTTAATCGTGCATTTTTAGAAGAATATGTTCAAATTAATAAAAAGGCTAAAAAATTTGCTCAGCTCATCAGAGAAAAATATGCTGACTCACAATATCCATTTCATATTCTTTTAGAAAAAGCATATAAATATAAAGATAAATACAAGCTTAATGATGAAGTATTTGCTACATTTCAAACTATTTATCAACAAGAATTAGCTGGAGTTAAAAGTGCTGAAGTATTAGAACCTAATACTAATCTTAAAAAAGTTTTAGGATCGGTTAATCTTGATTATCAAGGATTCACAAAAGAATTAAATGATAGTGATTATAAAATAGTTAATGAAATTATTAAATTACACCGTGATAGTAAACCTCTTCATAGTCAAGTTTTCTTGCAATCAGTTCAATATAATGATTGTGATATTGAAGCAGTCACCGGATCATATAATAGAGATCTTCATGCTGTTTATGATCATATTCATCCTATTATTGCTGCACTTTTTATTCCTAAAATTTCTGTTCTAGAACAACATTTTATTCATTCAAATTTTAGTGGTATTGTAAAATCAAGATATAGCGATGAACCATTTACAACTATGGCCGATGCTCTTTTATTTGAATCTGTTGTTAATGATCCTAATGATGTTGTTTGTGATTCTCGTTCTACTATTGTCGATCTATATAATAGATCATTATTACAAAATCAAGTATGGAATTTAGTTTTATCTTTACGTAATGGACAATATTATAATAAATCATTTACTCAATTCATTTCTGCTGTTGATACTTGTAGAATTAATAAATATGATACACCTGATCTTATTTACGGACGTTACGATGGTACAATATTGAAACGTTTATTATCCGCTTTCTCTTTTAGACCAACTGTTATTACTTCAATTCCAATGTATACACCATTTACCACAAATCCTTATAAACAAAATATTAGACCAATGGTCACATTTGTTCCAATGATTAATCTCAAATTACCATATTCTAATACTGATAACGATGATCCAATTCTATTAAACGATGCTCTTAACCAAAGTCAAATGTTACTTGAAAATAATCTTTTAGTACAAAAGAATACTTCATTGATATATTCAAAAGGAGTCCTTTTCTTCTATATTGATAGACGAACCAATGTTATATTTAACGCAGTAAATACTCCTCTTTTCGCTTTTCCTAAAATTCCTACGGCTTCGGCTGGTTTTGATAGAATTAATAAAAGACTAGTTAACTTTGATACTATTATCCGTCTTAAAAATGATATTTATCACTTGAGATCGGTTGTTATTAATGAAGTTAACCAACTTACAGAACAAAAAGATATTGTTGTTGGTTCATCTGCATTAATTATGCAACATCAAAATCATACTAACGGTAGATATGTTGACGAATTTTTAAAATATGATCCACAATGCGTTGTTAAACCCAGTATAATTAATGATTTAGTATCACAAAATTTCCCTATTGATATCATAGGAGGTTCTGGCGATGATAAATCATTTACTGAAATGGCAAGAAGTCGTGGTGTAATTTTCATGTATGAATTAGTTGTTGATGATAGCACTGGAATTATTTCTTTTTAAAAATATATAATTTCATAGTTTCATATAAAATTAAATTTTATATATTTATAATAAATTCTTAAGAATTTATTATCAATAAAATATTATTAATTGAATATATTTGCCGTTGGTAAAGTTCTATCTGCTGTACTTGATTTTGGCAATGCTGGTAATTCTCCTCTTTTTTCAATATCTCTTAAATATCCCAATTTTTGTTCAAAATTTGTTATAACTGACGGAATAATTTCACCTACTACATTACAATTTAATTCATGAATCTGTCCTTTAATATCATAGGGCAAATGTTTCGCATTTTCAATAAATATATATCTCATTATTATTATTATTTGGTCTTTATTTTGTAAATTAATTTTATATTGATTATTAGTCCTTTTCCATACTGTTAATACGATTTGTTTATTAATTAAATCTACATTGTCATCAGAAAAAAAATATTCTTCTAATTTTGATTCTTCATTAATATCTCTTTTTATTATATTTTTAACTAATTGTTTACGAACTTCCTTAGAGTTTGGATTACAATCTTGAAAAAATCCTAATGGAATTGTTTGCATATATATATCTGTAGAATTTTTATTAAACATTAGTGTAAAATTAATTATAATATTTAATTTTTTATAATAATATTATCGTCTTGAACAAATTTATATTTTCGTTTTAGCATTATTTTATTGTCATCGTTGTTTTTTTGACCAATTGAATAATCTAAATAATAATAAATATTATTCTCTGAATACTGTTTTATACTATGTGTTGAATTATATTTTATTATATTAATTTCTGATTGTGTATCAATATATTTTTTATTATTTAGATTATTTTCTTCATTTCCATTATTTTCTTCATTTTCTTCATTTTCTTCATTTTCTTCATTTCCATCATTTCCATCATTTCCATCATTTTCATCATTTCCATCATTTCCATCATTTTCTTCATTTATATCATTTTCTTCATTTCTATTATTTTCTTTTGTAATACTAATATTCTTAGAAAATTTACAGAGTAGTATTTTTTTAAGGTACTTGACTTTTTTTTTTAATAATTCTATAATATTTATTTTAGTCATTACTAATTTAAACTAGATATATTTTATTTATCTATTGTTTTAGGCTATTACTGACTATTTAAATATATATATCAAAATAATTATAATAAAATATTGAAATATATTAATATTAGGTTATAAATTTATTAATCATGTACAATATTAATGAAAATAATATAATGAATACCCATAAAAATAGTATAGTTCATATCAATGAAAATGATGCAATGACTGCACATATTAATGATTTTAATATTTGGCTTGAAGAATCAATAAAAAGAAGAGAACATCATGAGTCACTTGAAAATAATAATAGTTGTAGTAAAGTTTATAATAATAATTTTATTCAAACTTTCAATCCATTTGATAATATATATATTGAAAAAGATACCGAACAGATTAATAATTCTGTACTAAAAAAATTAATTAACATTGATATTGATAATATTACGGAGAAAGATTTACAATACAATGATATCATATTACTAGATAATAATAAAATAATTGATGGATATAAACGACAACTACATATTAATAACCAAAAAATATATATTAATAACCAAAAAATTTTTAATAATCATCAAACTATTCAGTGTAATAACCAAAAATTTTTAAATAATCATCAAGCTATTCAGTGTAATAACCAAAAATTTTTAAATAATCATCAAGCTATTCAGTGTAATAACCAAAAATTTTTAAATAATCAAGTAAACAAAGACATAATTAATAAAAGCAATGATCATAACACACCAATACATATATATATAAGCAATTATCAATCTTATATTAATAATTATTTTGATTTTTATAACAAATATATTATATTAAATATATAATAATTATTAGTTTACAAAAATATTATAAATATATGTTAATTATTTTTTTATTTTTTTGTTATAGCATATAAATTTTAATAGTTTATGAGTGTATTTAATGAATTTGGTAATAAAAATTTTAGTCTAATAATATTATTATTAATTAATTTTTCTCTATTATAATATAATATGTCATCAAGTTCAAAAAATATTCGTTTTGGCGGATCACATCTTGAAATTAAAAAATTTAATATTTCTGAAATGGCTGATCATTGTACTATTGCCATGATCGCAAAACGTGCCTCAGGTAAAAGTTATTTAACAAGAGAAATAATGTATCATAAAAGATCATTACCTTCAGTAATTGCAATATCTCGTACTGAAAAACTTAATTGTTTTTATGGAGATTTTATACCACAATCATTTATTTTTCAAGAATATCATTCTGATATTTTAAAAAAAATTTATCAACGACAAGAAGCAATGAATGAAGATAACGCTAAACGAAAAAAAGATAAAAAAAATGAAAAAGATGATAGACTAATGATAATAATGGACGATTGTTTATCATCTAAAGGTTTATGGCTTCGTGATCCAAACATATTGGAATTATTTTATAATGGGCGTCATCATCATTTATCATTTATATTAACAATGCAATTTTCATTGGGAATTCCTCCTGAATTGAGATCAAATTTTGATTATATTTTTTTATTAGGTGAAGATTTTGCTACTAATAGAAAAAGATTATATGATCATTATGCATCTATGTTTCCAACTTTATCAATTTTTGAAACAGTTTTTGCAGAACTAACAGAAGATTTTGGATGTATGGTAAT